TGCGCTGGTACCTGCATAATTGTCTGTTGATGCTGATCCACTCTTTGTAAGAGTATCGCCCTTTTGTCCAAATACTGTTAGAACATTCTGCAAAGTTCCTTCTGTCATTTCAGTCATAATCATGACCTGCATAGCAGACTTGAAAAGCTTTGCTGCGTCTAGCAACTGATCTACTGTAACATCTTCGAATGTTGGGTTATAAGTGATCTGAAGACCATTATTTGTAAATCCAACGTTACGGACTTTAGAATCTGCGTTCAAAGTTGCTGCTGCAGATGTACCAGTTGTAAGAGAAATTCCACCAGCAGGACGATCCAAAAGATTTTCTGGATATCCGCTTTGTGTCGAATCCTTTACAGAAATAAATACTGGGGCTGCACCGACGATGATGTTTTTAGCATTATTAAATGCCATTGTTTCTACCTCCTATTTTAAAAATTTAATTGTTTGAGCTGGCTAGGCTCTTTCCTCTTTCCTCTATGTCCAATTTTAAGGCATAAACAATCAAAAGGCAAAATGTGTCAAATATACCTGCCTGAGCTATTTGTATTCCTGGAGTACTTGATCTCCAATATGACATCCGCCGAATAAAATCCCTGAAGCTCTTCTGAAGGCTCCGTTGGCGACATATCGGCAACATATATGCTGTGGAACTTAAACTTCTCTGAATTGAAGTTTGCGGACAAATTAACATCTTTGGCAGATTCATCCATCCTTCTAAATTCATCTATCATAAAATTGCGGACCTCATTGATCTTAGAAACATCTGTTGAATATACGGTAAATAGAATTTGTTCATTACAGATTAGCCATAGGGTATCATATGAGACTCCGATTTTATCGTAGACTATATGATCCTTCCCGCTCAAAAATTGATTCATGTCTGGTATTTGTTGGACTGGGATAATAGGAACTAAGGTCTCTCCTATATTATCACTATAATAGTCATCTGGGTTAAATATCTCTGCCGCCTGCAATTTTGTCCAAATATATTTGCGAAGCTCAAGCATTGCGTCTAATTTATAATTAACTGTCATAATGATGCTCCGAATGCTGAGGTCAAGGCTGCATCAGCCTGTACAGCAATTGTATTTGGGTTAAATGTATATTTAACTGTTCTAATATCGGCGGGAACTCTAAGAGCCTTAGTCATAGAACTATTAAATAATTTTTGGAATCCAGATTTCTTAATTGATGCATTAACTAAATTACTCTTAAAGAATCTAGAATATGTCATCATAAATGAATTCTTTACACCCACTCCTCCAGGCCTTTTAACGACCACAGAGGCTCCTTCTGGCATAAAGACCTTATACCCATTAGACTCGAATACAAGGCGCTTAGAATGGCGTGGAGCAATTTTAAGGGGCATTCCAGCTTCCATCACAGAGGCCTTGCTTACAAATACATGTCTGCGATTTCCTTCTGTTGAGGTAAATGTTTTTGAAGGCAGAAATTCATAGGATATAGAAAACCCTAAGCCTTCTGTATTTAATTTGTTTAATTTAAATAGTCTTAATTCTGGATTTCCGACCTGATTCCATTCATATACATGGTGAAGAGTTTTAGGCTTTACTCTAGCCTGAGAATCTACATATTCGCCAAAGTCTTTTTCTAATTGATTAAATATAACTTCTCTAAATTTATTTTTAAATGCCGCATTTGTGGTTAATTTACTAATTACCTGAACATTGTAATATACGTATGCGGATATTTGAGCTACAAGACTTTCTTTTAAAATGCCGCCCTTGGACTTAACCATAAGGTTTTGTAGTCCACTAGCGGCCTGAATTAAGGGAGTACTATAGTCCAATTCTCTGGTTCTCCGATCTCTTAATTACTGAGTTGTATGCTATCACCGTGCCAAATCCGTCTGTTACGGGAGTGCTTCCAATTACCTCAAAAACGGTGGGGGTTTCTGAAGGATAATTTAATTCTACCCAGATAGGATTATTCTTTGAATCTCTAATGTTTGTAATTTTTTCTCTATAGGTTAATCTATGAGAAGTTCTTACTTGAAGAATCTCCTCGTTATTATATTTACTTCCAAAGGACTGAATGCTGTTTGTGCGGGTAGATGAAGAATTACTGATTACGCCTTTTGCTGAGCAGTCTATGGTTTTGTAATAAACCCATTCTTTTACCAATGCTCCAGTATCAGCATCTTGCAAATCAAATTGACGATACACGTCCATTTTCATAGACAATACTGAGTCTACGAGGTCTAACATTTATACCACTACCATTTGGGTTAAAACATAGTCATCAAGTAGGACATCGGCAAGTTGATTGCCTGTTCCTGAATAGGCCGCTCCAGAGTATTCAAACTGCCAATCAAAGGTCTGGATGTTCTTTACGTATTTAGTTCTCCATACAGTATCTTTAGCAAAATAATCTTTCATAAGTTCAATACATGCAAGTTGAACATTGTAAGGAACTTCTTCCCAGCCGTATCTACCTTCAACTCTATATCTTACATTCTTTGCAAATGCCATACCGCTAAATGTATCATTTATGGACGGCGGCACAAGACCATTAGCAATGTATACGGTATTGTCTAGTAGCCCAGTTCTATCAACTCTAATACCAAATTTAGTTTCTGAAATAATTGGAGTGTATGTCCAGTTGTTTACAGTTGGAGTAGAAACAGTATCTACAAGTAAAATATCATTGTGATAAAGTTTATGAACATTTATAATACGATATGGAAGCGGAAGGATATCAGAATCACTTCCAAATACTACCTCTTTATCATCATATGGATAAAATTCTTGCTTGGTATATTCTTCTATCTTTTTACGAGCATATCTTTCAGCTCTAGCAATTTCGGTGTATGTTTTATAATTAGGATCACCTGGATCTACTCCAAGATTTAATTCGTCCATTGCCTCATAAATATTTACATATGGGGTTACTACATCTACATATGCTGTATATGAGGCGGCGCTAGAATTGACCGCATACTCCCAAAGGAGTTTAAATCTTCTTTGACGCTGGGTAAAGCTTAATGGTAAATTTACATAATAACTACCAATATCTGTTTCTGCCGCCACTGAAGTCAATGTAGTAAGTAAAGTCGTTGGAAGAATTGCTGGTGTTATCGTAATGTCAGAAGTTACATCATACACCTTTACTGTTGGTACAGCGTCTGCTGCTACAATATCTCCCTGCCAAAATACCCTGTGATTTATTGGGGAGTTTGTGTTAATGTATATTTCTGCCATTTGTATGGCTTAGTTGTAGAACTCCTGCACTTCTGCTGGAGTAGCTAACACAAAGCCTTCCTCCTTATCAAAAATTGCTTGGGCTGTATCTTTGTCCATAGCAATAAATGGATGTTCTTTTGTAAATGTATGTCCCATAATTTCGTAGCTAAAGTTTGCACGATTCATTTTTACAAGAACCATATCTTCTTCTTTAACTGCCTTTGGTGCCGCCTTTGGTGGTGTTTCATTCATTTCTAATTCTTCTTCCTCTATGGCCTTAGACTTTTGATATATAGCCCAGGTTACGCCTTCTTCTGCAAGAGCAGCAATTATATCTTTTTTACCTTTTTGTTCCTCTATGTTTACTGCAAAGTCTTCTGCAATTTGCTTTAACTCTGCAACTTTTAATGTATCAAATGACATTAATTTCTCCTTTTGTAGGTTATTTAATTATAGCATTAGTCAATTAAAAGGAAAAGCCCCCAAATTAATGGAGGCTTTTCAGCAGATCTAAATCCTAAATTAGGAAGCGACCTTAACGTTTTTAACTACGACCCATGCATCTGCCTGCTCGATTTGAACGCCAACACGTGTATACATTGTATATTCAATGGAGTCCTTTTTTGGCTGGAAGAAGCGGTATACGGTTACATCACGCTTGATACCAATAACTACGTTATTTGGGAATGTCAAGTGGATATCTCCATGATCGCCAGTTTCGCCAGAGTAGTCTCCGTCTTGTGCCTCTTTTAGAAGAGGTACTTCAACGATTGGAATACCGAATGCGAATGGTGCTACGTATCCTGCTGGACCACCTAGTGGCTCAGTTGCTCCACGGATGATGCTTGATGCAATATCCTGTGGGATAGTTTGATTTGTTCCAATGCTATTTGCGTACAGGAAGTCCTGAATCAAATTGGAACCTGCAAGGAAGCGAAGATCGCCACGGCGTTGCTTGTACTTACGTGGAAGCTTCTTAAGTGCGCTGTTAAATACAGTACGGCTTATGTTTGCTCCTGCAGCATCAACAACATGTCCGCTTGTCTTTGCCCTCTTTACTACACCATTAAATGACTTGTAAAGGAGGTCTCCTGTGTTAGCGGTATCTCCATTGAGGACTACGTCTTCAATGTCGTTACCTGCCTGTGTTGCTATCAAACGTGCAATATGATCTTCTAGATCTGGACCCTCAATATTGTCTTCAAGAGACTCTGTTGAAAGTTCCCAGTCTAAACGTAGTTTCTTTGTTGTCAAAGAAATCTTTGAGAAAGATACTGCGCTGTTTGCTGATGAATCGTTATCTGCCTCTGTCGCAAGTTTCATAAGCTTCTCGCCTACTGACATACGATCAATTTCAGTGGTATCTGCTCTCATTCTAACTGTACGTGCGACCTTACCAATTACGGTAGCATCGAACATATAGTCTAGGAAGCGAGCTGATTGTTCTGGATTTAGTAGTCCGCCCTCACCCTCTGAACCGATATGTACGCCTGTGTTTGCTGTTGCAGCTCCAGTCATATTAGCGGTAACGTGAGTGTTAGCAGCTACTGCTTTTTCTAACATTTCATTACTCATTTTATTTTTCACCTACCTTTTTATTTTAAAAGTTGATCTACGGAACTGAGGAAAGAACCGTTCCATTTTGATTTTTTGATTGTTACTTCCTGAGACCCGCCGAGGTCTGAGGACTTCTTAATTGCGGTCTCTGATTCTACCGCTACGACACGCTTTTCTACGCCATCAATCGTGTTCTTGATATCTTCTACAGCCTTTGAAAGTGCTGTATGTTGTTCTGCCAATTCTGAAATACGACCATCGACGCTCTTGCTGAATGTTTCAACTGTCTCTTTGATAGCTGATACCTGTTGAGCGTTAGCTTCGGAAGCCTTGTTCAGTGTTTCTGAGAAAAAGCCTTTTAGATCGCCAAGCATCTTTGCAAAATCAGGTTCATCAACCATAACTTCTGATACGTCGGCTGCTTTTTCCAGAGTTTCGGCAGAAGCGTCTTCAGCAGGTGCTGCTTCTTCGGCAGGAGCTGCTTCAACAGCCGCTACCTCAGCAGGTGCTGTCTCTTCAACTGCAGGAGTTTCTTCAACTACTGCGTTTTCTGTATTTTCTGACACTTCATTACCTCCTTCTGCGTTTGCCTGTTTTGCAATTTTGTTTGTATCAGGCAACGTTAATCTTGACTTATGTAAATCAAGAATTCTATTTATTTCCTTTGCTTTGTTTACATCGTTTGATTCTACCCAACCAATTAAAGTTGCGGGTTTTCCAGAAACTGGTGATGTATATTCTGCATCCGTTGACATGAATACAGAATCACTATCTTCACAATAAAAAATGTTTTCTATTTTTGTCTCTGCTGCAATTCCTTTAAACATTAACTGCCCGTTCATTTTTTGAATAGACAAGATATTGCAAAGTTCATTTGCTGGAGAATCAACTACTGATAGCTCCATTAGAGAATAATCTTTGATAAATCTTACTGGCTTACCTGTTGCTTTGTTTACTTCATTTTCTGAATCAATAATCTTTCCGCCGATTGAAAATCCTTGTAGAGTTCCGTCCAAAATCTTTTCCCATGTATCCTGTGCGCCTTTGGAAATGTATGCGTCTACATAGACTCCGTTAAAAAATTCGCCAGTCTTTGCATCAAAATACGTTTCTGGTTTGAATGAGACCATTTTGCCAACAGCATTGCTTCCGTGCATTTCACGAATATTCCCACGGAAAGATTCAAATGCTTTTAGTGATGCATCTGCTGTTACAACATCTCCTGTTTGATCAAGATTGTCTAGTGTGGCAAAGCCAGAAACTGTGCGCTTCTCACGATTGACTTTCGTGAACGGCACGGATAGGCTGATGTTGTCGCCATTAGATGACCATAGAGATTTCTCAATATTCATATGCTTAATTTTATAACGTTATTATATATAAGGCAAATAATCAGTTGAGCAGTATTACTCGACTTGTCTGCCTTCGCCTTGAGGATTTCTAGATTCCCCCGAAATATCGGGTGAATTATTTTCCCTTTCTTGAGTTCTATTTCTGGTATTTCCAGCTTGGGCTCTTATTTCCGCCTGCTGTTGTGGCTTCAATTGGACTACCTCGTCTCCGCCGTCCCTTGGAACCATACCCTTTCTAATTCTAATTTCATTAGGGGTAATTACCTGCATCCTTAAATATCTCTCATCGATCTTGGATTGGGTATCCTCGTCTGTGAGACTTAATTCATTAAATTTAATTTGCAGAGCATCAGTCATTTCCTCTATTAATTTATTTAATTTCTTTTCTAGAATTTCTTGAACTGGTTTGCATACCTGCTCTTTAAATGTTTTATCTGCATCACGAGCATTTGCCAATGAAATTCCTTGAGGACTTCCAATTTTAGAAATAGGAACACGGTGAGCCATTAATATTTCGTCTCTATTAGATTGACGATATACATTAAATGAGGACTCTTGGGTTCCCGCCTCAATTGGTTCCATCTTAAATTCAGTTTTAGAATCTGGGGAATCTGGTGGTAGTGGAATATATAGTGAGCGGTGATTTCTTCCTTTAAGGCCGACCTGGAAAAATTCCAGAAGTTTTCTCTCGGACTCTGGGGATAGCTTAGCGCCTTTTACTGTAATGATATATCTTGGGACCGCCTTGTTTTCAAAGTAGTCTAAGTTATACTTTCCAGCAAACTCATTTCCTGCCATAGCATTTGCTGCTGCGACAATGTCTGGGATTCCGTAATAGTTATTGCGTGGAGTATACTTTTTGAAATGAATA